TACGTAGTTGAGAATGGATGAAGAGAACTCTATCGCAATCGAAAGAGGAATCAAAGGTGAGATCGCTGAAGACTTCATTTCTGGCTTAAAGAAATTGTTTGAAGACCATTACATTGATGTTCCAGATGAGAAATACAATGTATTGGAAGACCAAGCAAGCAAAATTGAAGAGCTTGAAAAGAAACTTAACGAACAAATCGAAAAGAATGTTGAAATCAACAAAACAGTAGGCGAATTAAAAAGACAAGACATCATTGATGAGGCGTCTTCAGATTTAGCTGATACTGCTAAGGAGAAATTCAACAAACTTGCTGAAGAAGTTGAGTATTCTAATGAAAAAGACTTTAGAACAAAAGTAGCTACTATTAAAGAAAGTTACTTCGGTAAAAAAGTCGAAGCAAGTGGTAATGAGATAGATGATGTAGCGGCAGGCGAATCTTCACAACCTGAAGATTTATCTAATGCTATGGCTGCTTATACCGCCGCTATAAGTAAAACAAAAGACATTAAGTTGTCGAAATAATAATACGGGAGAGAAAAAGATATGTACTTATCTGAAACTTACGAAAAAAAATGGCAGCCAGTCCTAGAACACGCTGATCTTCCAAAGATCACGGATTCTTACAGACGTGCCGTTACTGCTACTATCTTGGAAAACCAAGAAAGAGCAATTAAAGAAGACAATGCTTTTTTAAGTGAAGCAGCTCCTACTAACTCTACTGGTGCATCAATCAGTAATTGGGATCCAATCCTAATTTCGTTAGTAAGAAGAGCAATGCCAAACCTTATCGCTTACGATATTGCTGGCGTACAACCAATGACTGGTCCAACTGGTTTAATATTTGCTATGAGAAGCAGATACACTAACCAATCTGGAACAGAAGCACTATTTAACGAAGCTGACACAGACTTCTCTAGCAGAAACGCTGCTGGTGATTCTACAGCTCAATCAGGTGCTGCTCAAACTGGTACAAACCCAGGTTTACTAAATGACGATCCTTCGACTGCTTACACAAGAGGTCAAGGTATGGCTACAGCTACTGCTGAAGCTTTAGGTGATTCAGCGAACAACGCTTTTGCTCAAATGGCTTTCTCAATTGAGAAATCAACTGTGACTGCTAAGTCAAGAGCTCTTAAAGCTGAATACACTATGGAACTTGCTCAAGACTTAAAAGCAATCCACGGTTTAGACGCTGAAACTGAATTGGCTAACATCCTATCTGCTGAAATCCTTGCGGAAATCAATAGAGAAGTTGTAAGAACAATTTACATCAACGCTGAAATCGGTGCTTCAGACAACGCTTCAACTCACATTGGTGCTGTTAACGCTATCAACACAACTACTGCTGGTATCTTTGATTTAGATACAGACTCAAACGGCAGATGGTCAGTTGAGAGATTTAAAGGCCTAATGTTCCAAGTTGAGAGAGAAGCAAACGTTATCGCTCAAAGAACAAGAAGAGGTAGAGGAAATATGATTATCTGTTCTTCAGATGTCGCTTCTGCACTTCAAATGGCTGGCGTGTTAGATTACACACCTGCTCTTAACAACAACCTAAACGTAGATGACACAGGAAATACTTTTGCTGGTGTATTAAATGGTAAATATAAAGTTTACATTGATCCATATTCAGCAAATAATTCTGCTGCTCAATACTTCGTAGTAGGTTACAAAGGTACTTCACCATATGACGCTGGTATATTCTACTGCCCATATGTACCTTTACAAATGGTAAGAGCTGTTGGTCAGGACACTTTCCAACCTAAAATTGGGTTCAAAACAAGATATGGATTACAAGCTAATCCATTCGCTGAAGCTTCTGCTTCTTCAGCTGCAGTTATCAATGGCGCTGGTAATGCTAACGCTAATAGATACTACAGACGAGTTAAAGTTGCGAACTTGATGTAATCTAATTACATACAATTTAAAAGGGCGGCCTAAAAAACCGCCCTTTTTTTATGCACTAAATACTAATATGAAAAAAGTCTTAATTCAATACCTATACATATTTTTACTAGTTTTAATAATGCTAGTTATTTTTACTTGGGCAAATGCCTGTGAACAAGAAGTAAAACCAGATTTACCAATGTGTGAAGATTATCAGGTATCTACTGAAGAAACCCCTTGTAAAAAAGGAGAAGGTAATATAAACACAGTTATAAAGGCTTTAGAGAAGTTAGGTGAGTCAGGAACACTTCCCAAATAGATATAAATAGTATTATGACAACTACTAACGCATATGGCAGACAACCAACGGCACAAGATTATGCCTCGCCTACACAATTTAAGTTTAGTATTTTAAAACTACCTAAAGTAGAATATTTTTGCACAGCAGTTAATATACCAGGAATAACACTTGGTGGTAGTCCTGTACAAGCAACACCTTTAAAAGACATACCTTTACCTGGAGATAAGTTAACTTATGAACCTTTGAGTATGACTTTTTTAGTAGATGAAAATTTAGAGAACTTCCAAGAAATACACGGATGGCTAGTTGGACTAGGTTTTCCACGTGACTATTCAGAATTTAGAAATTTAGTTGCTTCTGGTGATGATAGATTTCCAGCCAAAAATCAATCTATCAGTACAGAAATAGGTAAGGTAAAATATGGTTCACCAAATGTAGGTGGCACATATTCAGACGCTACATTAACTGTATTAACAAGTAAAAACAATCCTCAATTAGAAGTAAGATTTAGAAATGTATTTCCTACGTCTTTGACAGGATTAAATTATGACCAACAGGCCGCAGATGTTGAATATCTAACAGCAACTGTTTCCTTTAATTATGAAATATATGATTTTGCTACAGTAGGTTCATCTACAACTAGCGTTACAACCTCGTAGAAGCTTGATTTTTTAAAGCTTTTGTGATATTATGGAGATATTATGGATTTGGAAAAACTACAAGAACAGGCCGATAAAGACCTAAAAATTAATGATACTGAACTAGATTTAGAGTCATTAAAGACACCTCAATTACACAACCAATATATGAAGCACTTAACAAAGTATAAGTTAATGTTAAGTCGTGCTGAAACTGAATATAGTGTTTTAAAAAAAGATAAATGGGAATATTATACAGGAAAAGCAGACGCTGCCATATATGCTCAAAAACCTTTTGATTTAAAAATATTAAGAACTGATATAGACAAGTATTTAGAATCTGATGATGATTTACAAAAAGCAAAACAAAAAGTAGATTATCTCAATACTACAGTAGATTTTTTAGATAGAACAATTTAGACTTATATCAAATAGAGGTTTCATTATTAAGAACGCCATAGACTGGAGAAAGTTTACTAGTGGCGCTATCTAAAAATGACAACCACAAGATACCTCATCATAGATAAACCAGACGAAATCTATTTAAAGATAGAAGCTGACGCTGATATTAGGCGTGAACTAGGAGAATACTTTACGTTTGAAGTGCCTGGTTTTAAGTTTATGCCTCAATATCGTAATAGAGTTTGGGATGGAAAAATTAGATTATTCAGTTACGCTACAGGTAAAATCTATGCTGGTTTATATCCTTATATATTAAATTGGTGTAAAGAAAATGGTGTACAGGTTGTTGATGGTACTAAAATAAAAGATACAAATATAGAAGATAAAAAAATAGATCAGTTTATCAAAGCATTAAAAATACCAAAAATAGAAGTAAGAGATTATCAAAAAGAGGCTTTTGTTCACGCTGTTAAAAAGAATAGATGTTTATTATTATCGCCAACAGCCTCTGGTAAATCACTTATTATTTACTTAATAATGATATTTAACTTATTAAGATTAAAAGAAAGTAAACAAAATAAGATACTCATTATTGTGCCAACCACATCATTAGTAGAACAATTATTTAAAGACTTTAAAGATTATGGTTATAATAGTGATCGTAATGTACATAGAATATATCAAGGCCACGAAAAAGAAACAAATAAAAGAGTTATTATTACAACTTGGCAATCAGTATATAATTTACCTAAAAAATGGTTTAATGATTTTGGTACAGTTATTGGTGATGAAGCACACTTGTTTAAAGCGGTTTCATTAACAAAAATAATGACTAAACTAACTAAATGTAAATATAGAATTGGTTTAACTGGTACCTTAGATGGTACTAAGACACATAAACTTGTGTTAGAGGGTTTATTTGGTACTGTAAATAAAGTTGTGTCAACAAGTCAATTACAAGAAAATAAACAACTGGCCGATTTAAAAATATTCTGTTTGATATTACAACACGACAAAAACGCCTGTCATTTTTTAAAAGATAAAACATACCAAGAAGAAATGGATTATCTTGTTTCTAACGAAAAAAGGAATAAATATATACGCAATCTATGTTTGTCTTTACAAGGCAATACACTATGTCTGTTTCAGTACGTTGAAAAACACGGAATGCTACTTAAACAATTAATCGAGGAGAAAGCTGATGAAAAAAAAGTTTTCTTTGTTTATGGAGGTGTTGAAGCAGAGGAACGTGAGAAGATACGTTTCATTACAGAAAAATCGGAAGGTGCTATTATTATTGCTAGTTATGGCACTTTTAGCACTGGTATTAATATACGCAATTTACACAACATTGTTTTTGCTAGTCCTTCAAAGTCTAGGATACGTAATCTACAAAGTATTGGTCGTGGTCTTCGGTTGAAAGATAATGATTCATCAGCAACTTTATATGATATTGCTGATAATTTAACGTACAACGAAAAAGAGAATTACACTTTAGCACACTTTAGAGAAAGAATAAATATCTATAATAGTGAAGACTTTAATTACGAAATTCACAATGTGGAGTTAAAATAAATGCAACAACCAATAGTAAAAGTAATTAAACTAGACAACGGCGATGATATCGTTTGTTGTTTTCCCGAAAAGCAATTAGCCGAATCAACAGGCTTAATTAGATTGGTTAAGCCATTATTAATTAAATATGTACCTCAATTAACACCACAAGGTTTTAAAGATTATGTTGCTCTTATTAAATGGGCGGCTTATACTAATGATGAAATTATAACTATTCCTATTAAAAAGATATTAACTATAACAAACGCCACTAACGAGATGGCCAAGAGTTTTGAACATATGGCAAAAGACTATCAAAGACTTGAAGCTCCAAGAAAAGATAGTGACTATAAAAGAAGTATGTTTAGTAAAGAAGATAACGATAAAGTAAATGAAATATTTGATGAGTTTAGTGATATTGATGATGGCAACGGAACAATCCACTAGCCTGGTAGCCTTCATATCATCCGCTACACGCTCCATTATACACAAATTTTATTAAAAGTCAATGTTGAAATGAAAAAAAGTGAATGGGTAATAACAGCTACATATAATAGTGATAATTGGAAAAAATACTGTGAACTATCTTATCCTTATAAAGGCACTCCTGAAACATTAGAAAAAAGAATTTGGAAACACTATAATGAAAATTATGAAGACTATGGAAAAGCAGAAGCTGTTGTTGTAGAATTAATTAAAAATTAATTCATAATAACATGA